GGATGAACGCTGCGGCCTTGTCGGCGTCCTCGGCAAGAGAGAAGATGAAGTCCTCATAGAAGACACTGGACCGGAAGTCGTTGAGCAGCTCGGGAGACTTCCGGAAGTGAACTCCGTCCTCGTCACGGACGCCGTAGGCCGCGTCGACCACACGCGTGAAGAAGCGGTACGCCTCGATGCCGCTGATGCTTCGCAGGTACTCCCGGTCTGAGCTCTCAGAGCTGAGCATCTGGCGCATCATCCCGTTGGGCTTGTCCGTGCTGAGCTCGGAGTAGATGAGATCCATCAGCTCCTTCTTGTTCAGGTTGAAGTAGGCGATCATCTTGACGGGATCGCCATCGAAGTTCTCGGCAGTAAGGGTCTTTCGAATCATGTTGCTCCTAAGGAAAGCCCATAACCCGTGTTAGGGGTTATGGGTTGAGAATTACTCGTCGATGATGTCGTCAGAGGACTCGGACTCGGAGTCGGACTCGTCGTTCTCGTCATCCGAGGCAAACGCCTTCGAAACGAGGTTCGCAGTGACAACAGCGGCGCCTGTGATAGCAACCGCCTTGAACACTGAACCAGCGAGTTCGAGGTAGTACTTCTTGGCCTCGGGGGACTTAACAAACGCGACGAGCGCGCCGGTCTCCTTGGTGTCCTTGGAGTCGTTCTCGGTGTCAGACATTTTTCTTTCCTTTCTGAGATGGTTCTCGTTATGGGCCATGATCTTCTCGCGAAAGCCCATAACCCGTGCTAGGGGTTATGGGTGTGAGATACTACTTCTCGTCGAGTTTCTTGATGCAGTCGTCAAGGATGGGCTCGATCAGGTCCTTTCGGATGACCTCGTTCATGACGATCCCAAGGGGGTCTACATGATTGCGAAACATGGCGAAGGACATGACGTAGGCAGCATGGAGAAGACGCATTTTCTTTCCTTTCTGAGAGGGCTCTCATTATAGGACGAGTAGTACACGCGAGAAGACCTATAACCCGTGTTGGGGGTTATAGGGGTGAGTGCTAGGACGGGTAGGACTCGAGCTGGTCGAACCAGAAGTCCATCGTAACCCACCAGGCGACAATATAGATTGCCGAACCGGCGAGAAGGATGTCTCTGGTTGTAACAGCCTTGGGGGTGTCCATAATGAGTTCCTTTCTGTTCTCATTATGGACCATGTTGATTATGCGTCAGGACAGCTTGAACCAGTCCGGAATGGGCTCCACGATGAAGTCGACCACCACACAGGGCTCCTCGGACTCGCTCAGTCGAGTCGTGAACTGAAGTTCGATCTGGTGTCCGAGCTTCCAGCCGAGCTGGTCCCCCATGGCATTGGTCGGAAGCCCTACTCGCTCGTAGAACTCGTTGAGGGAGACCGAGGACTCGTTGATGATGGTCGCATTGAGCTCGTTCTCAACACGTCGTAGATGATTTGTCGACGACCGGAAGTACCTTCCTGAGTGGGCATCGAAACAGAGTACTGTACCCCCCTCGATAAGTACGACGTTCTGACGATTCTCCGGGAGCTTGATCTTCTCTGCGGCCTTGCTCCGGATCTGCTGTCGCTGCTCAACCGGGACGATCTCCTCTACGGTGTATCGATACCGATCATAGGCGTCCTTGGTGAGGGCGGTTGCAGCCATCGCAACAGTCGCACGCTTGGCTCCAACCGTGTGAAGAGCAACGACTGCGGCGATTGTAGCTGCTCCGGCAACAGCAGCCGGAATATACAGATCCCAGGAGACACTGAGATAGTCTCGGAGTGACGGAGAATCGTCGAGATCAAGTTCCTCGCAGCGGAGTCGAGCTGCTCGATCTCCGACAACCGCCAGATATGCAGTTCCAATGACTCCGACCACAGCGGTTCCTGCAAGAATAACGGGCGCGTTGACGGATACCACTCGTCCCAGAGAACGCACAAGACCAGTTGACATCTGCTTCCTTTCATGATTGACCTTTCGAAAGCCCATAACCCGTGTTAGGGGTTATGGGTTGAGAATTACTCGTTAGAGAGGTGCTTGGCGAGCTCCTCGTGGAGGTCGCGAGCGTGCCTCTTCAGGATCGTGATGTTCTTGTCCTGCTTCCCAACCGTGTAGAGGCTGAGCAGCAGTGCGATGGTCACGAGCAAGAGGAGGACGGACTGGATGACAAACGCGATGAGCATTTTAGGGTTCCTTTCTGAGAGTTGGTTCTCATTATGGGCCATGCTCTTCTCGCGAAAGCCCATAGCCCGTGCTAGGGGCTATGGGATGAGAGTCAGTTGTCAGAGAGTACGAAACCGTACTCATCAACACGAACGTCGAGTCGTTCGGCGAGTGCGCTAAGGCGCGCATCCCTCCGCTGGAGACTAGTCAGCTCCGCCTTGACGAGAGCGTACTTTTCGCCGAGATCATCGAGTTCGATGATCTGGGACTCAATAGTGCGCTCCGCCTTGCGGAGGTTGATGTAGTCGATAATGGAGGCGATGATTGCGCCGAAAACGGCACCGCCAACAACCCAGAGCGAGAAGATGATGGGGGACATTTTCTTTCCTTTCTGAGATGGTTCTCGTTATGGGCCATGATCTTCTCGCGAAAGCCCATAACCCGTGTTGAGGGTTATGGGTAGTGAGAGATTACCACTGAGTTCGAACGCGCTTGACGCGGTAGTAGGCGACGATCAGGATGTCAAGAGCCCACTTGAAGAGCAAGAGGGAGATGACGCCCTTGATGACGAAGCCGAACAACTTGAACATGGCATTCCTTTCTGGTGATGGGTCTCATTATAGGACCTGTTTCGTCCGCGAAAACCCATAACCCGTGTTAGAGGTTATGGGATGAGAGCTACTTCTTGCTCAGATCAGAGAGAAGAGCTTCAACACTACGGTCGAAACGGAGCTTCTCCTTCAGTTTCTTGTTCTCCGTCTTCAGGTCGGCAGCATAAACTATGGTGCAGAACATGAAGAAGGCGTTGATGAAGAGCGTGATTGAGAGGCATACGATGGCAGTGAGCATTCTTTTTCCTTTCTGGAGGTTAGTTCTCATTATAGCATTAGTATAAATTGCGATCTCGAAAATCCACCCGGGAAATTTTTATAGTCCGAGTTGCGAGAACCTATAGCCCCGTCCTTGTCGAATATGACAGAGACGGGGCTATAGGTTGAGGGGGATCAGAGACGGATTCTGGTCGCCATACCAAGCGCCTTAGACGCGACCGGATAGAGCCGCTCGGCGTTTACGATAACAAGAATTCCGAGCACTGAGGCAGTAGCTCCGAGCATGCCATCGCCGCTCGGTCGCCACCAGGTACGTTCCTGCTGCTCCTGTCGCTTGAGAGCGGCCTGAGTCTGCAAGGAGGTGTCCTTAATGGCTTCGAGCTTGACGATGTTCTGCAAGGTGGAGGTATATGCCTCGGTGTCCGGATCCATGCCATACGCGTACGCGTAAGCGTCATCGAGAAGGTCGTTGACATCTGGCTTGGTGTTGGACATGTCAGTTCCTTTCTGAGATGGTTCTCGTTATAGTCCCTGTTCTGCCCGCGTTAGTCGTTAGGGGTCTCGACCTTGAGCACGGCAGTCTTAGCCAGGTCGGCAGCAGGACGTTCGAGGGCGGCGTACGCCTCCTTGTTCTTGTGGTCGATAAGAAGCGTACCGTCAACCGGAGGGCTGTAGTTCCGGGACGTGATGCCCAGAAGAGAGCCGAGGAAGAGATCGATGGCCGTGATGGTGCCGACGATCGCCTCGACGTGCTCGAACCCCCATGCAGCAGCCAGCGCCGTGTATAACGTGGCCAGTGCGGGAAGAACCACTTGTGCGACGAACTTCAGGGCGTCGTAGGTACGGTTACTCATGTGCGTCCTTCTCCTTGTGAGACGGCAGTAGAGTCAGCTCATGCATGAGCCTCTGGGCCGAGCCGTTGCCTCCCAGAGCTTTGTAGGGGTCATACAGATAGATTCGAAGGTCATCATACTCAGAGTGCGTGAGCCATCCCCGAGCCAGGTATCCCTCGGCAATGGCCACGAGCTGAATATGCGCCAGTCCAACGAGGAGCTGTGAACGCGCGTCCTTCTGCTCCCTTCGGGACTGAAGAAATGCCCACAAACCAGAAGACCCCAGTACCGATACCACGACCGTGATTGTCAGTTCCAGGGTGTGCGACATCAGTTGGCGTCTCCCGAGATGCAGACGAAGGGGCGCAGGCCGGCAATCGTGTTCCAGATACGGTTGCTCAGCCGATAGTCTGCCCAGCAGGAGAAGTAGTTGTACCAGCACTTGTCTCTGAGCCAGAAGATCTGATGCGGGTTCGGAATTCCCATACCCAGGCGGTAGTAGGCGAACTGCTTGCCTGTAATATGCCCCGCGGCATCTCGACCCGCCTGAACGGGAGACATGATACGAGTACCGAACATCATGATCTCATCCGGGATTGTCGAGTAGATACCACCGCGAACGAGTGCCTGGTCCGATGTGTATGGGAACGTTGCACTGCCGGCGTAGGTGTTCGCCAGAACGTCCTTGTGCCCCATGATGTACTCGTCCCCGAACAGCGCAGCGAACTGCGGCTTGAGCTTCGCTGCCGCATCATACATCAGCGAGTCGCAGTAGTTCTTCAGCGAGTCCTCCGCCTTGGTGGCTGTGGTGGCGGTAAGACTACGGTCGGGCATGACCACGATATGGTTCTTGACGCCCTCCTCCGTGCCCCTGAAGTAGTTGAAGTCGACGATCATCCAACGGACGTTGTTGTACAGCCAGTAGTCACCCAGCCACAGGTCCTGGAATGATCCGGTCCGGATCGCGTCCTTGTGGTTCTGTCCGAACTCGTTGCCGAGAGACGCTCCGCGAACGATCTGGTTGTGGACGAACTGATAGTTCGAGAACACGGAGAAGCGAAAGTCGGAGCAGGAGATCCGTTTCGTGGTGCTCTTGCCAGGGTTGTCGAGAACGATATAGTCCGATTCCTCGTTATACCGGACGATCGGAAGATCGGAGATACGCATGAATCACACCTTAAGCTCGTAGACGAGTTTTCCTTGAACGGGCGTAGTACGGTCTACCAGAACCTGCCCGTTGGACCATACTATGTCCTGGTAGATCCTAAAACCCGCGGTCATCCA